GGAATGTTGAACAGGTTGAGCAGCTCACCCCGGCGAAGGGTGGCATCCGTGCCAGCGTCACCCACGTTGGTGAGAGTCGAACGCTTGCGGAGGTTGGCGCTCGCGGCGGTGTTCAGCACGCAGGACAGCATACCATCGGACATCGGGGTGCCGTTGTCTTCAAGGATGCGGTAGAGGTCCGAAAGGACTTCAAAGTTGGAGCCGAATGGCGTGGTTCCAGCGGTTCCAACGGCGCGGCTGGAGTTCTGGTAGGCAACCGTTGCGATGGTGGTTTCGATCTGGTTGACCATCTTGCGGATAGCCTGAGCGTAGAGAGACTGCAAGGCAGCTTCAGCGCCCACGGTGTTCGCAAGCTGCGCCCACTGCTCGCCCTTGAGCGGGATGCTTGCGCCAGCGAAGAGCGAAAGTGCCAGGGTTTCAGCGGTGGTCGTGATGTCAGCGGCATCAGGCGGCACCATTGCTGGGGCGTAGGTGGTTTCGAGCGTCGGCTCGGTGGTCCGCATCGAGATGACGGTGCCGCCAGCGGATACGCCTTCAGATCCGCCGTTGACAATGACGCCTTGGGCGAAGCCAGTTGGCTCTTGGGCGACGATGTCGCGGGCCTGATAGAGGACTTCAGTGAGTCCGGTGAGTGAAATGTCGTTTGCCATAATGGTCTATAGTGAGAGTTGGTTAGTCGGTGATTTTTCCACCTTCGCGGATGAAGGCGTTTCGTTTCGGGTGCGAAAGGTTGTTGAAGGAAGAGCGGGAAATAGTGACCGCCTTGGCTTCCTCTTTCTCTGCCTTTTGAATATCCAGAGGAGGATGGCCGGATGCCACGATGCGGTTGGTGACCAGCTTGTTGACCGCTTCCTTGATCGGGCAGTCTTCGCTTTCCTCGTCTTCAACTGCGGACTCGATGGCCTTGATGACGGACTCGGGCGCTTTCGCGCACTCAAGTGCCTTCTTGGTTTCATTGTGGGCATCGGCTTCAGCCTTGCAGAGAGACTCGGAGCTTTCTGCTTTAGCCTTGAACTCTTCAACCTCCTCAACCGCAGAAGCGAGCAGATGATCTGCTTCGGTTAGCTTCGCGGTCAGGCTTTGGATTTCGGTATCCTTGGCGATAAGCTCGCCGTTGGCAAAGTCGAGCTTCGCTTGAAGCTCGCCGTTGGGAAGTAGTCGGTCGAGGATGCTCATTTCGTTAGTGCTTTGCTTTTGCAATTTATTTGCGTTTTTGTCAATCGAGGATTTTCCGACGATGGAATCGGCAAACTTGCGCTCAACCGCTTCCGCTGCGCCCATCCACGTTTCCTTCTTCATCAGCTCGCGCATTTCGTCTTTAGATGCGCCGGTCACACCTGCGTAAATACCAGCGATCTCGTCGCTCATTTCGTCGAGGATCTTTGCGGCTCGGGCGTGGTCAGAGGAGTCGCCAGCGACCGCCTGCTGGGCTTCGTGGATCATGATCCGCGAGCCTTGTGTGATTCGCCGTTCATCTGCCGCCATGAAGATCACGGAGGCCATGCTGGCGACAATGCCGTTGCCGGTGGCGATAACCTTGACGCCGCGTTCACGCATCCCCATGAGCGAATGGTAAACCCGGTATCCATCGAGGACGCTGCCGCCTGGGCTGTTGATCTCGATCTCCAGCGTTTCCAGCGCGTCGTCAGCCTTCGCTGTGAACTCGCCAACGCGAAGGTTTTCCGCCACTGCTTTTGCCCCGTAGAGCCTGTCGATGTCACCGATCAAGTCGTCGGAACTCCACGGCGTGACCGCGTCGTTCAGCTTCACTTTTCCGGTCCTGTTTTCGATCTGGATCAGATTCATAGTCGTTCCATTTGTTGAGTTGTCAGATTCGTTTCGGCGCACCCAAGCAGCCGCCCATGTTTGCCCTGGATCACCGCCCCACAGCGCCCACGCGATGCGACCAGCGGATGGGTAGCCGTCTTCGCCTGGCGAAAAGCCCTGCCCCTTCTTGTCCACTTCATGGCGTGAGAAGTAGCTGTGCATTCTGCGGACTGTGTCGTCAGAGAGATTGGCGCGACGGGAGATGTCCCTAGCTCGGGCTACGCCGATCCCGGTGCCGCCGCGTCCATATTCACGCCGCCATTCAAGACCACGCTTCGCCTCGGCAATCATGCCTTCGGTTGGGTAATTTTCCTCAGGCATCTTCCTCTTGGTATTCGTCGTCTTCGGTTGGGTCCATCTCTTCCATTGGGCGATCTTGCTGCGGCGCGTTCATGTCATTGGGGGTGAACATGCCCTTGTATCTCGGGTCGAGCGTGACGCTGCCCCGCTCTTGCGCGGCCTCAAACGCCTGCTCTTTCTTGACCGCGTTGTCGAACTTGCGGGGCCAGTAGTCTTCGCTGTCCTTGCCCATGTCGGAAAGGATGTCCTCGTCCGAAATAAGACCAGCCCTCCAAAGCTCAACTTGAGCTTTGGACATCCGGCCATCGTCAATCGTGAGGACCGGCGGCATGTTGAACTCCCATCTCCACCAATCCTCGGACTCTCCGATTCTTCCTAGATTCTTGAGCTTTTGGGTGGCGTAGCCGATGCACCGGCGAGCCAAAACACGCAGCGAACCCTGCCTGTCCTTGATGGTGCGGCGGGCCATTTCGATGGCATTGCGCTCGGCTGTCCCCTGCCCTTTCGACTTCCAGTTGTAATCCGGCCAAGGGATTCCAGACAGAATCATTTTCACCATGCGGTCATTGTAGTCAGACCACATGTCCCCAGGGTTTTCGTGCTTCAACAATTCAATCTTGCTGCCCGTTCCAGCCCTGAAGTGCTTTACTGCCCCTCCCTCCATGTAGCGAACCGTGGTCGCTCGCTCTTCGTCAGTCTCCAACGCTCCCGTGAAATGATTTCCCGGCATCCCGTCATCTGGAGTGCCGCTCTCGTTGGACTCGATCAGCGCGATGGACGAGCGAATAAGCATGTTCAGCCGCTCCCATTCGTGAGATTGCATCGAATCGCGGGCGTCATTCAAACCGTGGGCAATCGAAGGGTATCCACGCTTGCTTTCTGGGTAGTCCGACTCGAAACAGTGGATCATCGACGACACGGAAATGTCGCGGAAGCTAATCTTGTCGTCCTCCATGTAGCGATAGGCAATCACAGTGCCGCGCTTGTTCGTGATCACTCCGTCATGGATGTATGCGCCCTTGTATGGGCCATCGACGACGCTTTCTTGAGGAAGCGCCCCGCCGCCGAGGTAATTTGAGCGGATGCGGTGGGATGGCACCACTTGCAGGGCGGGGAAGCCGCTGTCGTGTTCCGTTAGCAGAATGAAGATTTCACCATCCCGATCCAGCAAGATCGAGGCGTGGTAAAGGATGTCGGTGAAGCTGCGCCCACCACCGCGAATGTCGGCAATCGGGCAAAATTCTTCGCGGATCACCCGCTCTGCCTTTTTCCTCCATCGCTCCGACAAGGAAGAGCTTCGTGGCTTCCATGCATCGCCAACTGAAAGCATCGCGATCTCACGGATGGCACCCTTTACCGGGCCGAAGTTCTCCAGCACCAGGCGGGATGCCGAGACAAGGGTCGCCCTGTCGTATGGGGTGATCAGCTTCTGGATGTCGTCAAGCCGCTGCGGCTCCCATGGCCGCATGTTTGAATGCGACTCGCTCCCGTGAGAGAACCTCCTGAAGGACGAGACGGGGTTTCCTTTTGAGTCAACGATCATACGAAAAATCGTGCGTGATAGGTTCTACCGGGTCGGACTCCATTGTTCAGCCCCCTAACGGCAAGATCCATGGCGTGAAGCCGATCAGTGGTCGTGGTGTCGATCCTGGTGGTGTAGTTCGCGCCATTCTTTCCGCCCGTCACGATGGAGCCGCTCGTTGCGCCCGAGAGGATGGCATCAGCAAGCGTGTCGTAATGGGTTTTGAGCGCAGCAGTGCGCTCCGCGTCCCCGTATGCGCGATCATAGAAAACCTGCGCCAGCTTGACGATGTCGGCCATGCCGCAAGTCAATTACACTTGCAAGTGGATTGCAAGAGCGGAAATTTACTCTCGTGCCTTTACGTGCCCCCGCATCATCATAAACCCGGTCGCCGCCATTTCAGTGTCCAAGAGGTGATTGTCCTTCTTGCCGATCCGCTGCCAGATTTGCACCTGTCGGTTATCCCGTCCTGCGACAATCGAAACCTTCCGTTCGGCATTCATGTGCTGCTTGAAGTCGGGGCAAACATCGTCCGGGAACTCCCATCGACCCAGCCTTCCAGCCCGAAGTTCCGCCAGAACGTCCTTGATGGGGTTCACACAGAGGTTGAGGAACGACATTTTCAGCCCGCTGCCAGACTGTCCTGACTGAATCCGCGAGTAGGGCGCCTTGACGATTCCGCCCGCCGTAGGGATCGGGAAGCTGTCCTGCTGGACGCCGTGGTAAGCGGTCCACCCGAATTTGGAGCATTGCTGGTAAACGTAGTCGCGCCGATACTGAGCATCGACCAAGACGCACCTCTCGCGCACCTGGTAACGCTGCCTCATTTCCTCTGCTTCCTCAAAGGTCAGGAGCTGCCCGCAATTCAACTGCTTTGAGTTACCCTCGGAGTCGCAAGCCCGAATCGTGAACCAAAGCGAGTTCTGCTGAACGTCCATGCACATGCAGCGGTCAGCCTCGTTGTCGATCAGTTTGCCGTCCGCGTAGTCCTCGATCTTATAGCCACCTGAAATCAACTCGGCAGGCGGGTCGAACTGCGATGGCTTCCAGAACTCCGCGAGTCGCTTCTTCACGAAGATTTGAAGCAGCGATAGATCGCCTCGCGCCTTGGCGTCCTGCGCCTCCTCCCATTCCATCACAGCTTTCAGCCACGGGATTCGCCAGATCGCTAGGACGTTGCAATGGAATCCGACATGCCCTTTGACTGAATGCTGGTTGGTTGCGATGTATCGACCGGTCTTTGCGAGCTTCCTCCGCTGGACCGATGTGTCCTTGTATTGCGCCTTACAGTCCTGATTGGAGCATTGGTAGTAGATCGTCTCCGCCGTCTTGTCCCAGTCAATGGACCCATCTGGCAGAGTCTGCTTTTCCCACTTGAGCTGATTCCAGAAGTATTTCTGGACTGTCGAGCAAGAGGCGCACTCAAAGTGAAATTCCCTCTGGTCGGTCTTCTTCCATTCCCCGGTAAAGATCCGTCTCGGAGTCATTGTCATCAGCAGCCCCTTCTGCGTGAGAGTTTCCGCCTTGGCCAATATAGAAGACCTTGCTGTTCCATTTGTCGTGCGTCCGCGCCTCCGCTTCCTTCATTCGGCCAGGGTAGTTGTCGGATAGCTGCCACGCCTCCTCCAGAATCACCCACGGCATCGACTTCTCCTGCAAGTTCGTCATCGATGGGCCACAGATGTCCAAGTAGATGCCGTGCGGGAAAACCACCGTGGTCTTTCGGTTCTGATGCCGGTTCTCAGGCATGAACGGGCGCATCACATCTGACTTCTTGAACGAGGGGTGCAACCGGGTTTCCGCCCATAGTCCCGCCGTCTCATCCTTCTGCCCGACCAGCAGCACGTTCGATGGCGAGACCACGATCCGCCACTGGATCATGCCCTCGATGGCCGTGGTCTTCCCGCTGCCGGGTGGCCACATGTAATGCAGCTTGCGGATGGCGTTGTCGCCCGCCGCATCCAGCGCCTCCCTCATGTGGGGCGCGAGATCGATGTCAAGATTCGGGGCCAGACCCTGCACCAGCCTTACGTTTTCGTGGCACCACTGGCTTACGGTTTGATCCGGGTTTGGCCGCATCCCCGCTGCCGCCTTGCTCAGTATCCGGTCCATTGTCGTCGCTTCTTGCATATTTGTCTCTGATTTGGGTCCAAAGCTGGGATTGCAGGTC